GTCGATATTCAAGCCGTTGTGGACATGAACAACAACAACATTTCCTCTGTAAACACCCTGTCTGTCGGATCGCCAAACATTGCGTCCAACAGCGGCGACGGCGCTATCCTGACGAGCGGTATCCAGCTTCAAGCGCCTTCGTCGGCAAGCGACACATTGCCGATGATCCGTGTTTACAAGGGAACCTCTGTTAATTTTCGTGTCGAGACAGACGGGCGAACTTTTATCCCGTGGGCGCACAGCAACACAACGGCAAACGCCGCGAATGTTCAAATCGACTCAAGTGGTATCCTTCGGCGCTCTACATCGTCCATTCGCTACAAGACGCAAGTCGAGACGGCGGAACTGTCCTATTCGCAGGCGGCGGTCTATGGCGTCCGGCCCGTATGGTATCGCAGTCTGAGCGAGGCCGATAACCCGGCATGGTCATGGTGGGGCTTCATCGCGGAGGAGGTGGCGGAGATTGACCCGCGCCTTGTCCAGTGGGGCGCAGACGGACGGCCGGACGGCGTGGCCTATGATCGTTTCGTCCCGCATCTCTGCGCGGTGGTCGAACATCAGCGCGACATGATCGCGGCGCTGGAAGCGCGGATCGCAGCTTTGGAGGCAAAATGAGCGACAACGTAAAGGCGGTGCAGCAGGCGCTTGGTGTCCGGGCGGACGGCGTTATCGGGCCGGTCACGCGGGCCGCGCTTGACCGGGCTATTCAGCAGGGCAGGGTCACAATTGCGCCCGCGCAGCCTGTCATCATCAAGCACCCCGAGGGCGAGGGAAAGCTGTCGGGCGTTCACGCGGAACTGGTGCGGCTGGTGGTCAAGGCGATGGAAAAGCCGCCCGTGCCCTTCATCGTGATCGAGGGCCTTCGGACGATGGCGCGGCAAAAGGAACTGGTCAAGCGCGGCGCGTCAAAGACGATGAACAGCCGTCACCTGACGGGACATGCCGTTGACCTCTGGCCGGTCGATCCTGCTACGGGCAAGGCGCTTCCGGGCGGTGGCAAGGACAATGAGGCGCGTCTATGGGCCAACCTTCGGCTTATCGCGCGTCACGTCAAAGAAATCGCGGCGGAACACGGGACGCCTATCGAATGGGGCGGAGATTGGGGCTGGGATGCTCCGCATTTTCAGCTTCCCCGGTCAACTCACCCTGCATAGGAGCAACCATGCTTATTGAACAACCTTCCTCCAGGCCGACGCGCAAGGTGTCGGCGGCTGGCATTGCCGGGGCGCTGACCGCCGCGCTGATTGCCGGGGTCAATTACCTCTGGCCGGGTGTCGGGGATCATGTCGGCCCGGTGGCCGGTCCTGTCATCACGGCGGGCGTGGCCTTCGTCGCGGCCTATTTCACGCGCGAGCGGGCGTAAAGACAAGGTAAAGACATGGCGCTCTTGCCGCTGCAAATCCCGCCCGGAGTGTATCGCAACGGGACCGAGTATCAGGCCAGCGGGCGCTGGCGCGATGCTAACCTTGTGCGCTGGAAAAACGGCGTCATGGGGCCTGTCGGCGGCTGGCAGGAGCGCGATACGGTGGGAACGACTGCGCCACGGGCCGCGATTTCATGGGTCGATCTGAACGGCAACAGGCGCTATGCGGTCGGGTTTCACAATAGCCTCAAGGCTGTATTGGCATCCGGGGTGGTAACGGATATCACCCCGGCAAGCCTTGTCACGGGCGACCTTTCGGCGGTCATCAATACGGGCTTCGGCGGCGGGTTCTTCGGCTTGGGGACGTTCGGGACGCCGCGCCTTGTGCGGTCGTTTGGAGAGGCGACAACGTGGTCGCTTGATACCTGGGGCGAGCGGCTTGTCGCGTGTTCAACGAAGGACGGGCGACTTGTCGAGTGGAACCTGAACGTTGCAAATGACGCGGTGGCGATTACCAATGCCCCGATCAATAACGTGGGTCTTGTAGTGACTGCGGAGCGGTTCCTTTTTGCCCTTGGCGCGGGCGGAAACAAGCGCAAGGTGCAATGGTCGGATCGTGAGAATAACACGGTCTGGACGCCAGCGGCGACGAATGAGGCGGGCGACTTCGAGTTGCAGTTTGCGGGCGAAATCATGCTCGGGATCAAGACGCGCGGCCAAACGCTGATTATCACGAATGAGGATGCGCACACGGCAACCTATCAGGGACCGCCGTTTGTGTATGGCTTTACGCGGGTCGGATCGGCTTGCGGGGCGATTTCGCGGAAGTCGGCGGTTTCGGTGGATGAAGGCGTGTTCTGGATGGGCCAGTCAGGGTTTCACCTGTATTCCGGCGGCGCGGTGCAGGATATCCCCTGCGAGGTTGCGGATTATGTTTTCTCGAACATCAACAAGACACAGGCCAGCAAGGTCTATGGCGTAAGCAATCAGGCGAATAACGAGATATGGTGGTTCTATCCATCTGCCGACAGCAACGAAAACGACAGATACGTCGCCCTCAACTACGCCGAAAATCACTGGTCCATTGGCGCAATCTCGCGCACGGCAGGCTTTGACGCCGGGGTGTTTCGCAATCCGATCTGGTTTGACACGGCGGGCGTTGCCTATGACCACGAGAGCGGGTTTTCGCATAACGGATCGGTGGCCTTTGCCGAGAGCGGGCCGATTGGCTTGGGCGCGGGGGATAACGTCCTGTCTGCGACCAAGCTGATACCGGATGAGCAAACCCAAGGCGAGGTCACGGCGGTATTCAAGACGCGGTTTCATCCGAACGACACGCTGCGGTCCTACGGGCCGTATAGCATGGCCAACCCGACCAGCGTGAGGTTCACCGGGCGACAAGTGCAGATGCGTGTCGAGGGCCAGCCGGGGCTTGACTGGCGCGTGGGCGTGATGCGCCTTGACGCGGTGGCGGGCGGCTTGCGATGAACCCGCCTCCTGTCACGGCCAATCTGAATATCTGGGCGCAGAATATCGTTGACTACTTGCAGCGGTCGGTTTCCCGGCTGCGATATCTGTTTTCCGGGGCGTCTGCGGCGGATGATGCGGTCCTGCTTTGGGATGCGGTCAACGGATATCCCGTCATCAGCAAGGGCGGCGCGTGGCGGCAGATCGTGCTGGCCGATGGCTACGCGGTATTGAATGCCACGGCGGATATCACGGCGGCGGCATCGAATACGGCCTACAAGATCGCGCTGAGTTCGGCCACGCTGGACGGGATTACGTTGACCGGGACGCCGGCGACGGAGATCACGTTTTCGGAGCCTGGGGTGTATCTGTTGGCCTTTTCGGCGCAGATTACCAGCACGTCGGGCAGCACGGTGACATTTCGGTTCTGGCCGAGGGTGAACGGGACGGATGCGACGGGCGGCACGATTGTGGCAACGCTTCATCAGAACGACGCCTCAACGGTTGTGTCGCGGAATGCCATTTTCACGGTCGCGGCAAATGATGTTCTTAACGTCATGTGGGCGGTGAGCAATACGGCAGGCTCTTTGAAGGCTCATGCGGCAACGGCATTTGCCCCGGCTTCGCCTTCCGTGACGTTGCAGATCACGAGGCTACGGGCGTGAACATCATAGAGGCAAACCGGCACTATATCGATGCGGCTTTGCGGCATAATTCGGGCACTCATGCTTTTGAGGACATAGAAAAGGCCGTTCTTTCGGGGGAAATGCAAATATGGCCGACGCCGAATAGCTGCGCCGTGACAGAGATTGCCGTTTATGCTAAAAAGAAGGTGTTGCATGTTTTTCTGGCGGCTGGGGATTTGGGCGAGATAGTGGGCGGTCTGGACGTTGCGATGGCTTGGGCGAAGGCGCAGGGGTGCGACAGCATCAGCGTTGCGGGCCGCAAGGGGTGGGAGCGGGTGTTAAGCGGGCACGGCTTTGAGCCGGTTGCCGTTATGCTGGAAAGGCAGATTTGATGGGGCAGGAAAAGCAGACGAACAAGGTCGAGGTTCCGAAATATCTCGACAGAGCGGCGCGTGAGGTCATTGGCCGGGCAATGCAGACTTCGCGGATCGGGTATGTGCCGTATTATGGGCCAGATGTTGCGGCGATGACGCCAATGCAAATGTCGGCCATGCGTGGCACAAATCAGGCGGCGGGCGCGTTTGGTATGCCGACTGCCAATCTGTCGCAGGGAATGCCGCAAGCGCAAAGCTTTGGTGGCATCATGGGTTATTCGTCGGGGCCGGGATTTGACGCGGCGATGCGGGAGTTGCAACAGCGCAGACCGGGGCAGGCTCAGGCGTTGTCGGCGCAATTCATCAATCCGAAAGGCGGCAAGAAATGAGCCAACCAGCGGGTGGCGGCGGGCGTCAGGCCACGATGGGGCCGGTTCGGGGGCAGAACGTCATGCAGACTTCTGCAAACCTGTATAACCAAGCGGCGGCTGGTCCGAACATCAACCAATTCATGAACCCCTACACGCGGCAGGTCATTGACACGTCGATGCAGGACCTTGAGCGCCAGCGCCAGATGCAACAGTCGCAGATGGGCGCGGCGGCGACGGCGGCGGGTGCGTTTGGCGGATCGCGGCATGGCATTGCTCAGGCCGAGACAAACCGGGCGTTTGCGGATCAAGGCGCGCAGATGGCGGCGGGCTTGCGGTCGCAGGGCTTCAACACTGCGCTAGGGGCGGCGCAGCAGCAGCAAGGTATCCAGTCTCAGCTTGCGGGGCAGGGCTTCAATTTCGGTCAGTCTATCACAAACCAGCAGATGCAACAGGGGACGCAACAGCAGCAGATGTTGCAGGCGTTGATTGACGCCCAGCGCGGGCAGTTTCAGGGCGCGGCCAATGCCCCGGCGAATGCGCTGCAACAGCTTATCGCTGGCTTGCAGGGATCGAACCTTGGGCAGCAAACGCAAACGCAAACCTACCAGCCCGGACCTTTGGGCTATTTCCAAGCGGCAACGCAAATGTGGCCTAGGGCGTAAGGGCTGACCAAATGGTTATGACCGCAGACGAATTGAAGCGGCAAGTTTTCCCCGGCGAAAGCGGCGGGGATTACGGCGCTCTTTTCGGCTACTCCAACAGGCCGGGGCGGACGTTCGGAAACGTTGACCTGACGCGAATGACTGTCAATCAGGCGATTGAGTTTTCCAACCCGAGAGGGCCTTATGGGCAATGGGTAAAGGGCCAGATCGGTCGCGTTGCTACTCCAATGGGGGCCTATCAGATTGTTGGCACCACATTGCGAGCGGCAAAGGAAGGGCTTGGCCTATCTGGCAATGAGGTCATGACGCCTGAATTGCAGGATCGGCTTGGCATGTGGATTTACGGTCAGCAAGGTCCGGGCGCTTGGGAGGCTTGGGGGCGCGGCGGATCAAGCCAGCCGAGAACATCGGCGCAGACTTCATCGCAGGGGGCACCGATGGCGGGGCTAATGGACACGGGCCGGGTATCGGCGCAGAACACTCCTTCGGCGGGGCTTATGGGCATGTCGCCAGAGCCTCAGGGTTTCCGCGAGCGGCTTATGCGGGACGTGCGCAGCGGAGACTTTGCGGACAACCTGACCTTGGCGCTTAACAGCCTTCGCATGAGGCCGGATCAAGGGCTGGCCGATATGGTCATGCAGCGTCAGGAACAGCGGGCGCAGGAGCGTCAGGCGAACCGGACGGCGGAATGGCTGGCGTCTATCGGGCGGACTGATCTGGCCGAGGCTATCGGCTCCGGGGCGCTGGACGCGAGGTCAGCAGCGGTCATCGCAATGACGCCGCAAGCGGCACCGGAGCAAACCGCCGCAATGCAGAATTACGAGTTTCTCCGCGCTCAGGGCGTTGATGATCAGACCGCGATGGAAAGGTCATTCGGTGCGGGCGGCACGACCGTGCAAAACATCATGCCAGGGGACGATGCGTTTGCGGGGGCTTTTGCCAAGTCGGACGCGGATGCTTTTGCCGCTGTTTCGTCGGTTGGCCTTAATGCGCAAGGCCAAATTAACCAGCTAGTCGAGTTGGAAAATCTGTTAGCTACCGCACCGCAGGGTGCGCCGGGCGCTTTGGTCCAATTCGCCGGGCGGCTTGGCATTGCGACAGAGGGTCTGGATGAGGTGCAGGCTGCACAAGCGGTTATGAACCGACTGACGTTGCAACAGCGCCCGCCGGGGTCTGGCCCGATGACGGATCGAGACTTGGAGTTCCTGATGCGGTCTGTCCCGCAAATTATCAACCAGCCCGGGGGCAACCAGCTCATTATTGAAACAATGCGCCGTGTTGCGGAATACGACATCCAAGGGGCGCAAA